CCGGCCAGGTAACGATCCGCCAGCGCCGCCATGCGATCCTGCAGGGTGCCGCTGTCGGAGATCGGGATTGCCGCCGCGCGGGCCAGTTCGGCCGAGAGAGCGCGCCGGAAGTCCGCCGTCATCGAATTCACGTCTTCGATCCGCGCGACGTAGGCCATGTAGACATCCTCGGCATCGGCGAGAACGCACAGCCCCTCCTCGCGATAGACGATGGTGCCGAGGCCTTCCGCGTTGTCATGCACCGATGCCGTCCGCATCCAACCGTCGGGGAACGCATAGGCATAGGTGAAGCCGAAGGCCGGATCGGTCCCGGACCGCGCCAGCCGTGCGCGCTTCATGGCGAAGTTCCACAGATGTGCGCGCAGCAGCTGGTCGCGGGTTTCGTCGTAGATGTCGTTCAGGACGTTGGCGTTCTTTGTGCCGTCCGAGAGGCTGGTAATGCGGTTCGCGCCGAGAAACCGCAGCGCGACGTTGCAGACTTCGGTGACGGACGCCATCGGCTCCGGCTCCGCTCAGGCCGCTTCGGGCAAAGGGGCCGGCAACGGGATGTCGCCGCGCGCCATCTGCTGCGCCTTCTCTTTGGCATCGCGCGGGATGTCGGTCACGATCGCCGTGCCGTTGAGCATGATCTCGTAGCACTTGCGGCCCGGGTTCCAGCGGACTTCGCCGTTGCCTTCGATGTAGCGCGGGCCTAGAAGCCCGGGTCCGCCCGGCTTGGCAAGCTCGGCCTCGGCCTCCGCGGCAGCCACATCGATCGGCGCCTGCACGACGAACAGCTTGACGCCATCCGCGCTCTTCTCGCTGACCCGCGCGGTGCAGAATTCCAGCAACCGCGTGTCCTGCTGACTGCCGGCGATCCTGTCGTAGCGGCAGATCGCGATCTCGTCGCCGACGCGGAGATTGTCGCGGACATGGTTGAAGAAACGGTCGTTCAGAATTTCGGCCAGCGGCAGCGTCGTCCGGGCCTCGTAGTGGCTCTGGAACGGCGTCGCGCTGACGCAGGTGATGTCCTGCAGCTTGCAGAATTGTTCGGTCATTGCTGTCTCCTTGTTTCGATGAATTCCGTCACTCGGCGGCGACTTCGATGCTCCCGGCCGGCACCGCCATGTTGGCCGGCTGAGAGCCGAGAACGTCCGAGAGCCGCGCCCGATATTCCTTGCTGCCGACGTGCCCGAGCTCGACCGTGGGATCGAGCCAGCACGGGTAGCCGAGCGCCGCGAGATCGGCGAAGAACGCGCCGTCCTCGCCGCGGAACAGCCCACCGATGTCGTCGCAGCGGAACGGGTGCGGGATCGGCCCGGCCATGTCGGGGAACAGCAACCGGGGCGCGGTGGCGCTCGCCTGCTCGACCGGCTCGCGGGCCATGCAGCAGAAGCCGAGGCCGAGCCCGTCGAGCGCGACGCAGCCGAATTCGTTGGTCCGGAGTTCGGCGCCCGGCTTGACGTTCAGAAAGTAGAAGGGGGGATCGCGTTTGACCGGATAGATGCCGCCGACAACCGGCATCGCGGTCGACAGCGCCAGCAGGCGGAAGAAATCCTGCGGCCGCCACGCCATGTCGGAGTCCAGCCAGAACAGCCGGTTGTGCCCGCTCTCCAGAAACCCGTGCACGATCTTCGACCGCGCCATCTCGATAATCGAGCAGCCGACCTCGAAGCGTATCTCGTAGGCGATACCGCGCTGCGCCAGCGCGGCCTGCGTTTCCATGAGCGACAACACGGTCTGCCACGGCAGATCGCGATGTACCGGCATGGCCAGCATGACGGAGAGGCCGGAGATGTCGATCTCGGTATCGGTCATTCGCCTGTCCTGAAAAGGGAGACGGGGCGAGCCGAAGCCCGCCCCGTCCTTGCTGACGACAGGATCAGGAAACGGTCGCCGTGAACGGCGTCGCTTCCGTACCGGTCGGGGACGACACGACCAGCACCGAGAAGATGCCGGTCGCGATGTCGATGAGTTCGACCCGGTCGCCGACAACGCCACCGAGCGTGGTGCCGTTGAGGGTGACGGTGTCGGACGTCGCCGAGGTCGCGAAACCCTCGGCATTGGTCGACGTCGTGGTCACGCAGAGCGCGTGGCCGGTCATCACGTCGGTCGCATTGGCCACCTTGATCGTGTGGCCGGTTGCCGTCGCCGCGACGCCGATGACGAAGTGATACTTCGCCCCGGTGCCGGTGGCGGCGGGCATCGTGACCGCGATCGGTGCCGCCGAATTGACGACGATCGTGCGACCGGCGTGCAACGCGGCAGTAACCGACAGGCTTGTTGCCGTGGTGGCGACGACCGCCCCCGCGGGCAGCGCCTGCGTGGTCGTGACCGTGGTGCCGTTGTTGGTCGCCACGACCAGACGGGTGACGCCGGTGACCGAGGTACGCGAGACCTTGGACACCGCATCGACGACCGTGACTTCGATGACATCGCCGATGTTGAGCATGCCCGCCACCGTCGAATCGAAGTAACCGGACGCCTGCACGGTCGGCAACGTGTCGGTCGTGACGTACTTGTACGTCTTGGCCGCCCCGGCGCCGCCGGCAAACAGAAGGGCGAGATTTCCAGCTGCGAATGTCATGATCCAGCCCTCCCTTAGCTCGATGCCACGGCGGCGGTGTCATCGAGGTTGCCCTCGATCACGCCGGTCGTGTCGATCAGACACGCCCCGCCCGACATCATGTGGTTGACGAAGTGCGCCGCACGATCGCCGTGCCAGGTGATGTCCGCAGCGACGCCCGCGTTGCCGGCGATATTGCCGGCTGCCGAAGCAGCCGCGTAACCGACGGCAGACTTGTGCCACGCAAACACCTTGGCCGTGCCCGTGCCGACACCCGGCAGCCCGGTATGCATCGTCCACCTGACGTTCATCCAGGGCTTCCACATGCCGACCGGCGCGCCTTCGACGTAGGGCAGGCCATTGGGACCGACGAAGTCCGCCGAAGCGAACGCCGTGATGGTCATGGCCTGCGCCCATGCCTTGGGCGTCAGGGCGGCATAGATTTCGCCGTCGTTCGGCACGTCGTTGGCGTGCAGAGCCGCAACCATGCTCAGCAGGCCCGCGCGTGTCGCACCGGACGACGTAACCGTGATCGAGACCGTGGACTGGGTTGTCGAATCCAGCACGGTCGTGATCTGTTCGTCGACCTTCCGGCCCAGCGCCCAGGCGCCACCGCGAGCAAGTGCGCCCTGCTCGTCGATGTTCGTCTTGGCCTGGTCCAGCTTGTCGACATAGTCGCCGGCGTAGAAGTCCGCGAGCGTGCATTCGATCGCGGTGTGGTCCTGGTTCATCGGCGTGATAAGGCCGTGACGCGCTTTCGTCGTCGCGACGCCCTTGCCGATCTTCTGGAACGTGGTCGATGTGCCGACCACGCTCATCTGCTTCCGAACGGCATTCAGAAGCACGGCGCCCTGACGCTGGAAAACGTCATGGACATCGCGCTCGTACTGCCGGACGAAGGCATTGTCGATTGAGGTGCTCATCTGCCCTCACTCCTGTCCGTTTCAGGGTTGAGGCAGACCGTCAGGGAGCCAGACAGGCGACGACGCGCGGGGAGCCTTGTCGGGGCCGCGCTGCATCTGTCGTCCGGGGCTTCGGGACTGCTGTATTGCCGCCGGGGCGCATTGCTGCGGGAGCCGGCGGATAGCGAAGAAAATCGCCTAACGAATGAATGAATGAAAAAGCCCGCCCCGTTGCCGGAGCGGGCCAGTTATCTCTGGCGGCAGGAAGAACCCCGTCAGAGAGGAGCGATCAGACCGTGCGGCCCTGAGAACCGACGATCGGTGAACTGTCGAGGCGTGCGTAGAGCACGCGCTGCTTCTCGGCCAGCTGTTGTGCGGTCTTGCTGTCGCCCCGCGTTTCGGCTGCCACGCGCTGCTTCTGCAGCTCGTCGATTTCCTGCTGGATCGTCTGCTTCTCGCCGTCGCTCACCGTCGGCCCGATCCGGTCCTCGCCCATCTCGCGGCCGATGGTGGCGAAGGCCTCGACCATCAGCGGATGATCCATGACGAAGCGGCCGTCCCTGGTCTGGAGCGCGCGCGCATCGGTCAGCCGGTCGCCGTAGATTTTGGTCACGGCCCGGTTCGCATAGGCGAGGTTCTTGTCGTACTCGGCGCCCGGCCATTTGGCCTTGAGCTTGGCCGTCGATTCCTCGGCAAACCGGGTATCGGCATCGGCCTGTGCCTGCGCCGCGGCTTCGACATATTCGTTCCAGCCGGCGTTCAGCACCTTCGCCTGGTCGGCGGAGACGTGGGCCTTGTGGAAGAGCGTGCCCATCGTGCCCTGAAAGGCCTTGTCGGCATCCGTGGCCTCACGGCCCTGTGGCGTCACGAACGCATAGCCGTCGGCCTTCTCCGGCACGCCGATGGCCTTGCGATAGGCCGCGATCTCTTCGGGCTTCGCATCCTTGCCCGGCGGCACGATAGCCTTGGCCAGCTGGTCGCGCATCCCGCGATGCGCCTTGGCCAACTCTTCCGCCGACGTGAACCGCTCCGCGTGCTTGCGGAGATCGGGGTCGGTGAAGCTGTCGCGCCATGAAGCGGGCGGCGGTGTCGTCGTGGTCGGGACCGGGGTGGTCGTCGGGGCTTCCGGTGCCGGCGGATCGCCCGCGGGCGGGGTTGTGGTTGTGGTCGGGGCCGGTGTCGTCGTGGTCGCAGGCGCTACTGCCATTTCTCTCTACTCCTTCGGCGCTCGTTGGCGCTGCCGTTGCGGCAGCGGCTTGGGGTCGTTGTGTAGGGCCGCCATGATGCGCAGCCCGATATTCCGCTCCCCCTCCTTGAAATTCGTCGAGTCTGTTTCGCCAGCCGTGAATGACGTCCGCCACTGATGCGACCAGGCGAGGATTTCGTAGAGCACGCGGCGCCCGGCTTCGGAGCCGAGGAACACATGCTTGAAGTCCGCAGCGATCGCATCGGCGTTCCGCGCCCCGCCCCATGCGCGCGTCAGATCCGCCATCAGCGCCTCGGGATCGAACGGATCGCGGCGCCGACGGAACGGCCAGATCATGCGTGTCCCGGCTCCGTTACCGTCTCGGTGCCATCGGCATGAACGATGGTCCGCCGGCACCACGGACAGCCGGCAATCTGCGCCTTCATCGCCGCATCGTCCTGCAACAGACAGACGGGCGGCCCTTGGCAGACGATCACCATCGGGTCGGGCTCGTCGTCGTCCATCATGCCGCCTTCTTGCCCTTCGCCGCGTTCTCGAGCGCGTCCTTGAGACCCGGCGTGTTGCCGGCCGTGTTCGCGATCTCCGCCGCTTGCTGGGCCTGCGCCAGCATCGCGGCCTGCTGCTGGGCTTCCATGCGGGCCTTGCGCTTCGCCGCGACGATGTCCTTACCGTTGACGAGATCGTGCGGCACGCCGGCGGCTTCGAACCGGAAGCGGATATACTTGTCGAAGTTGACGTTATCGAGAACCGACGGGTCGGCCTGCGACAGCGCGACGGCTTCGGCGACGATCATCGCCGCCGCCTGCGCCTCGATCTGCTGGCGGATGCGCTTGATCGGCGACTGGTATTCGAAGCGGATGTTGCGGCCCTGGAGGATGCGCGGGATCGGCCGGAAGGCCCCGCCGCGCAGCATGATCGCGAACGCCCGCTCGACCATCGGCGCCGTGTAGTCGGTCTCGAGCCGGCCGAAGGTTTCTCCAACTTCGCGGATGAATTCCTGCTTCCTTTCGATGATCTCCGTCGCCGTCATCTGCGGGCCTTCGACCGGCAGGTTCAGCACGTTCTTGAAGAACGCATTGACGATCTGCTGACGGGTATCGAGCATGATGTCGCGGGTCAGCGGCAGCTTGGCGCCGGTTTCCAGCGGGAAGATCGGGTTGCCGCGCAGCGCCTTCGCGGTCTCGACATCGTAGTACGTGATGCCGCCCGGATAGGTGTTTGCCTCCGGGATCGTGGCATCGTTCGGCATCGCCAGCGGCGGATCGGCTGCCTTCTGGCCGGCGACCAGCATGGTCTCGCCCTGCGCCTGCACGGTGTTCGAATCCGGCAGCGCGATCATGCCCGGCGAGCGGCCGTAATTCTCGCCGCTGTTGGTATCCCACCGGGGCACGACGAACGGGAATTCGTTGAAGCCGCCGACGCTGACCTCGTGGCTGCCCTTGTTGCCGTCGTCGGTCTCGATCCAGATCGACGCATAGGGCAGGTTGCGTGCCAGCATGGCCTCGGCCCGGCCTTCCTCGCGCGGCACGACGGCGTGAATGTAGGAGACCTTCTCGTCGAACTTGCGGTCGCGGATCAGCTGCCGGCCCTTCTGGCCGAGATTCTCTTCGCCGAACATCGCCGCCGCCTGGCGGGCCGCGAACCGCCGCTCCCGGAACACGCCCTGCGGGCTGCCTTCATCGTCGAAGAACGCGCAGGCGTCCTTGAGATGGAAGGACTGGAACAGCAGCTGGTTCAGCTGCCGGCTTTCGCCGACATAGACGATGGCGCTGCCGAACACGATGAGATCGTAATCGCCCTCGCCCGTCGCCTGGCGAAAAC